CAGGACCAGTGCCTCGGCGTCGTCTTGTCCGTTGCCGTGTCGCAGTTGTGTCTGGCGCGGAAGTTCTTCCGGCGCTCCGGGTTGTCGCGCTTGATCTCCATGTTGGGATCGCCGAAGCGCACCTTGATCACGGTGCCCTTCGGGTTCCTCACATAGACCGCGCTCTTCTTCTTCTCGCCGGGAGTGTAGAAGGGCTTGTTAAGGGTTACCTGCTTGCCTTGGTACTCCGCCATGGGATGCCTGTTTAGATGGGATTGGCCTGTTGGAAACAATCGAAGCAGTAGGTCTCACCGGACTCGGAGAGGGCGGTTTGATTGACGGTGAAGGCGTCTCCACAACGCTTGCAGGTTTCGAGCCAGCCGCTTTGAACTCCCCACACCAGTCCTGCGGATTGACTGACGCAAAGCAGCTTGGTCTCCCGCTCGGTGGATACCTGTGGCAGTGTCCAGAATTGTGGAAATGGCATTGTGGACAGGTGTTCATGCTACGGGAGGCGCGGGTTGCTGCGGGATCTGTTGCTGTTGTTGGGACGGGAGCAGGCCAGAAGCCTCAAGGAACTTCTGGATCTCCTTGCGGAGCTTGCGGGCCTCGTTGGTGGAGACCTGCTCGTAGCCTTGCAGGAGCGAGTCGATTCGACCCATGAACGCCTGCTGTGCGGCGGGCGTGAACTGCTGCCCCTGTTGGATCGCGCCGTTGAGGTACTGCATCAGGACACCGATGCGTCCGGCGAAGTTCTGACCGGGCTTGGCCGGCACCGGGATGCCGACGAGCAGCGTGGGGATGGTCTTGGACTCGTCCTCCAGTTCATCTTGGGCCTTCTGACCCGGATCCCGCAGCAGTCGCTTGATCAGGCTCGGGTCGTCCAGTTCCATGATCGACTTGTCCAGTTCAACCTGGTCAACCCACGCCGAGTTCATGAACAACTGCTTCCGACTGATCGCCTGCTGGATCATCATCTGTCGGCTCACCATGTCCATGCCGCCCTTGGGTTCCAGTTCGTACTGGTCATGGAGGGCCACGGGATCGGCATCGAGTGAGTCCTCGGCGAATCGGTAGCGCAAGCTCTTCGAGTCGTACTGGATGTACAGGCTCCACGCCTGCCGGTAGAGCTTGCCGAGTGCCATGCGGAACAACCGTGCCCGCAGGTCACCGGACTGCATGGACTGCGCGTTGATCGACTGGATCTCGGTGGCTGTGCGACGGTCGCTGCCGCCGGACATCGCGGTGGACATGGCGTAGTCCGGGGATCCGATCCGGTTCTCGGCGATGGACCGGGTGGACATCATCTCTTGGTCGAAGGAGATGGGCGGCTGCGGCATGGTGACCGGGGCCACGCCGTAGGGAAGGATCTGACCGGGTTGGAACCGCAGGTTGATCGAGTTGGGGATCTCGCGCTCGGCCCGGAACAGCGGGCGGTTGTAGAGCGTCATGGCGTCGTGCTTGTGGTTCCACATCGACGTGAGGCTCAGCTCGAACGGCGCGAGGATCTCGCAAACGCCTCGGGGCGAGAACCAACCCTTGTCCTTGATTTCGTAGGGGAAATCGACGAACGGAGCCTGCCCATGGTCGTAGGGCAGTTCCATGGGATCGCGGAGGTCGAGGTCCACGGCAGCGGGCGAGTAGGTGTAGACCTCCCACTTGCCGTCGTCGCGCTTGCGGTAGACCTCCCACACGATCACGCCGTCGGTGTTGGTGGTGTAGGTGATGCCCTCGCGAAGCTGTTTGGCCGACGATTCGAGGCTGGTGCCGGGGATGTTGTCGTCGTTGGGGTTGCCGCGGATGCGCTCGATGGTCTTGGAGTCGGATTTCCATCCGTACTGCCGGGCCATGCGTCGGTAGGCGGCGATGGACATGGGCATGACCTGCACCATCCAGTCGGCGTCCTGAAGATCGACGGTGTAGGCCGGGACCAAGAAGTACAGGGGGTCAATGGCCTCGAACCCGACACGTTTGTCGCCGGGGTTCCAGAAGCACTTGAGGACGCCGCGACCGCTCATGAGGGTGTAGTCCACCCAGGACAAGACTTCGTCGGTGAAGTTGGTCTTCTCGCGGATTTTGTAGTTGAACCAGTCCTCGGCGACCTTGGTGTAGGCGTTCAACTGCTGTCGCATGGGTACGAAGGTGGCGACAACGTCCATTCCGAGCGCCTGCTGCAAAAACAGCGGTTTCAGCTTCTCGATTGCGGTGTCAATGAGCGGCCAATGCAGGTCGGCTGCCTTGAGCCACGGCTTGTTCTGCCGGCGCAGGCCATGATGACGCAGTTCGTACCAGCGTGTCTGACGGGTTTCCCAAGGCTGCCGCACATCGCAACCCGCAAGCGGACCCGAATCGCCCTCCAGTGGGCCAATCTCATCCTCCATGCGTTGAAGAAGGCTCCTGCCGTCATCGCCCATCGCCCGAAAGTACTCGTCCATGCGTTTTCCGCCGCCGCCGCAGAACGCCAGCACCAGTGCATCAGCCCGGTCTGGTGAATTGATTCCGCGACCGCGCAGTTCGTCCTTTGACTCGAGTGCCAGCTTCCCTTTTCCGTTGGTCCTGACCTTCCGATTGATGAACTGGTTGAGAACGATCTCGTCGGTGCCCGCTGGCCCCAGAACAAGCTCGTTCTTTTCGACGGACCTGCCGAACTCGATCCACATTTCAGCGCCCCGCGACACGAACTGGTCTTCGCGGATGGCTTTGTCACCGAAGTTGACCCGGTTCACGTCCCATCCTTCGGCCTTGAGCGCATCGCACATGACAATGCCCATGCCGCCGGCATCCGCGTACACGTCCTCGGCTTTGAGTCCCCACTTTCGGAACTGGTGGATGAACTTCCCTATGGAGTTCATGGTGTCCCGATCCCGCCAGCAGACGACTCCCTTGACCACATTGCCCTGGCGCACCGCCAGAACACTCTCGTCGCCACCCGCCGAGAAGTCGCACCCCGCAGTCAGTCGTTCCCCCTTCTCCTTGGGTTCCGGCGGCGACGAAACGGCCTTCTGCCACTCCGCGGTCTTGACCACCGTGAGACTGCCGTCGTCCTCCATGAACTCGGCGTAGATCATTGAGCGTACCAGCGGATGGTTTTCGCCCCATCGCTCGATCTGGTCCTTGATCCACTCCTTCTTGATGTGCGGACAGTCGTGCGCCGTTACCGTGAACGTCTTCCACTTCCCGTCATTCCGCCGGAAGATGTCGTAGAAATACCCGCTGGCACCACCGGGCGACGACATCAGCAAAGTGCGCGTCGGTTGGCAGCGTTCCATCGACTGGAAGATGCCGTCGGACACGGCTTTGGCTTCGTCCACGATGTACAGCAGGTTGTTGCCGGTGCCTTGACCGTGCCAGCCTTCGGCCTTCTCCGGGTTGGATGCGCTGAACCCGATGCATCGTGCCGGGGGCATGTTGCTGCCCTTGCGGTTGTAAGTGATCTCGCCGTCCACGATGCGGAACCCGACATCCTCACCGCCCAACCCGTTGGTCAGCTTCCGCAGGTGCGGCCACAGTGCGTCCTGAACCTGCCGATACACGCCGGCAGTGCAGACAACCAAGCTTCCGGGGAACTTGCACATGTGCCAGATGATCAGGCTGGCGGCGACGATGGAGGTCTTGCCCGAACCGTTGGCTGCCTTGAGGGCCACCTTGGAATGCTTGTAGTCGGCAGCATCCAGAACGGCTTCCTGCCACGGGTAGACCTCCATCCCGAACATCAGGCGCGGCCAGTTCTTGGCCAGATCCAGTTCCTTGATGATCTTGGCCTTCTGCCAGCCACTCAGCTTCGCCATGTCATTCCTTTCGATACCTCGCTGACCACCCGGCGCTCGAAGGAGTCATCGAACTTCTGCCGCTCGCGCAGTGCTTCGAGTGCGGTCCACGGATCTTCGTAGGCAGCGTTCCACCGGCACCACTCGCGGTTGGTGTTGAGGAACTCGACGTAGAACAGGAACTTGGTCATGTGGATCAGTGATAGCGATAGATGTACTCCGCATCAATGCGGGCCTGGGCGAGTGCATTCTCCCCCGAAGCTCGACCGCGCCGATACGCCTCCCGCAGGCCAGTGTCCTTGTGCCGGATCACGTCCTTGGGAGCGTTTCGCGTACCGTCTTCCCATCCCCACAACCATGCGTGGACGAGCTTCTCGCGGTCGTTCATGGGTTCCTCGCAGTCCATCCACGGATGAACCACTGATGCTTGAGCCGATTGGCTTCGTCGGTCTTTAGCTGGTGCCTGATATCCTCCGCTTCAGAAAGCAGAGCCTCAAGATCCAGGCGCAACTTTGCCCGCTTTTTGTCGCTGAGAATCTTCAGCTTCTCAGCAGCAAGCCCCTCGGAAATGGTCTTGTTGCTCACCCCTCGATCTCCTTCTCCAGCTTGCTGATGGCCCACTCCAGATCCGAGGCAGACTTGTCAGCAGCCTTGGCCAACTCACGGTACGCATCACGCTCGGTCTCAAGCGCGATCAGATGCAGCCGCATCCGCCGCAAAGTTTTCCGCGGGTCCTCGGTCGAAACAGTTGAGGAACCCACGGTGCCGGCCTTGTCCGCACACGCGGCGGTCGGCGAAATCTCTTGGTCATTCATAGTCCAGCCTCCATCTGCGATATCAGATACCTCACAAGCCCCCTGCTCCAGCCGGTGATACGCACCACCTCACGCTTGGACGAGCCTCGTGCGATCAATGTACGGATCCTCTCATGCCTCGCGGAATACCCCATTCTGGCCATCTTCGAGACAATGAAACATGCCTTCTGACACACCGAGATCGACCACCCGGTCGCCTCGGCAATCTCACTCAACTCCATCCCTTTCCAGCGCATCAACCGCATCTTCGCCGCCGTCTCCTTGGACAACGTCGCTCGCCGCGGAGCTTCACCGGGACGCCGCTTCACGCGCTTCGGCACCGGCACCGGAGCATCCGGCAGCACCCCACCGGGATGCAGCGTCCGCATGTACTCCATCGACGGCAGATCGTTCCGGTTCATCGCTCGCCCCTGATGATCTTGCCCACCGTCCTCTTGCTCAGGCGTGTGCGATCCGCAATCTCTTGGTACGTCGCACCCCGATCCCGCATCCGCAGGATCTCATTGAGCTTCAGGTCCACATTGCTGGACTTGAGCGCCGTGATATCCACGCACGTCGTCTGCACCGCCGTGTACGAGCGCCCCATCTTCTTCGCAATGTCGTGCAACGGCATCCCGTCCCGCGCCAACCGCCGGATCTCCACGATCTCATCAACCGTCAACCCCGATGCCCTCGGCTTCCCCTTCAACGGATGCGGCTTGTCGTCCCGCGCCACCGGCTTCGGCTCCGCTTTCACGGGATCCGCGAACCGCACCGATTGCCGGATGAACTCCGCCGACGGCAGATCAAACGTCTTCACTCGATGTCCTCCGTGATGTAGATCTGGCACCCGGTCTGACCCTCTAGACAGTACCGTTTGCGAATCGTACCACTCGTCACCTGCGAGTCATCGACCCACACGCCCGCAGCCGTGATGGCATCGCACACAGCCTTGTCCAGGTTGTCCCGATCCGGCTTCCCGGTGGGTCTGGTAGGCGCGGACTTCTTGAGCATCTGCGCGTTCTTGCCGCTCCCGAAATGCGACTTCGGCCTCGGCAGGTAGAACGTCAGGTCACACCGGATCGGCACGTCCGCCGGAAACGTCCCGAAGTTTCCTCGCAGCGCGTGGATCACGCACGCCTTCCACTCGTTCGCGGTGCCGGGGTTGTACATCCGCGCATGACCTCGGAACGACACAGCGCGGGCGCGAGGTTGGGCAACGGGTAGGCCAGGGACCCAGACTTCGATGGTTTTCATGCCTCCACCTCCACGCCGCAGGGGAGCCATGTCTTGCCGTTGTCGGTGGAGTGCTTCCAGACTTTCAGAATGTAATTCAACGAAAGATGAGAACCGCTCCCATTTGCCACGGTTGGCGACACATCAACCTTCCACAAATCAGCGTAAGCCAGTTTGAACCCAATTCCGTTTTCCCCTTTGAACCACGCATTCAAAGGCACCTCCTCCGGCGTCCACGGCCTGTAACGCTTCGAGGGCGGCTCGGTGGCGAGGCGGAACGTGAAGACTTTATCGGTGCGCGTGAACACTTCAGATGTCCACAAGCTCTTGCCGCCTCCAATTGGAGTAATCAGTCCCCAAGCGTCTTGGTGAGGACCCATTGCCTCCACCTTCTTCCCCTGCGCCCAGGCGAGCGCAGCCTCTTGTACAGATAGCTCGTTCATTCAATTCCCTCCAAACAGCGTTTCACGGTTTCCTCCCAGTCCTTGATCGCCATGCAGCATTGCTGGCACCCGCAGTATTCGACGTGTCCAGCCAGGTCTCCCCCAATGTCGGCCAGTTCCTTGATGCGGGTGCGGGCTTCGGTGAGTTCGCGTTCCAACCGCTCGGCACGCTCGGTTGAAACGTTGAGCAGTTCCCGAGTGGCGAAATACCGGTCGTCGTACTTCGATGCGATTTGTCGTGCGTCGGTGAGTTCGCGTTCGAGTTGGCGGGCGAAATCGAGTCGAACCCATTCACCGTGCCATTCACTAGATGTGTCCATGCAGGTTTGCGCTTCTGCATCCGTCCTCGGTGTGTCGCTCATGGTTGGGTCTCCTTGGCTTGCTTCCATCCAAACCTAGAGGCGGCGTCGCAGTAGTGGTACATCGCATCTCCTGCCTCCTCCAGCCTCTTGACGCGCTCGTTTGCTGCGTTGAGTTCCCGCTCAAGTTGGCAGGCGAAATCAGATTGAACCAGCGTATGCGTATTGCCCTTCAGTATCATAGAGTATGGTCCGTTGGATTCCGCATCCGTCCTCGGCGTGTCACTCATGGCTTGGTCTCCTTGTGTTTGGCGAGGACGGCGCGGGCCGCCTCCTCCATCCGCTTAATCCGCTCGGTCAACTCCAGGTTCTGCTCCAGCAATTGGTCCCGCTGAATCTTGATGCATTTTCCTGTCTCATACACCCCTGTAGACTTGTTGCCGCAATAGAACAGAAACCCTCGATCACCAATCGATCTCGATCCGCACTTTGGACAGGTCTTCACGGCTTGGCCTCCTTGTGTTTGGCGAGGACGGCGCGGGCCATCACAACGCCTCGGTCCAACTGGGCAAAAGCGTATCCTTTCTTTTGCACTTTTTCGGCTCCGCAAAGCAGCAACTCCAACGCCTCCAGCAACTCCAGGTTCGGTGGACGCTCCAGCAGTCGGTCCCGCTCACGCCGCACGCACTCCGGGCTTTGGTAGAAGTCCCCTTCGTCCCATTCTGAGGACCCGCACCAGTACCTGCTCTCTTTGAGAGCAGGTTTCCCGTTGTAGTCAGCCGCGCACTTTGGGCAGGTCTTGTTCACGGCTTGGCCTCCTTCAGCGCAGCGCGGACAAGCTGGAGAACGTCTGTGTAGTCATCTCCTAGCATTCGGATGACGTGGGGCTCGCGATTCGCGAATGCGATGGCAAGCTCGGCCTGCCTGAGTAGAGACAGGAGTTGTGCGTTCTGTCGCTCCAGCTTGGTCATTTTCGCGGCGTCACGAAAATGATCCTCCACCATTTTGTTGGAGCCACCAGAATGGTCAGTTGTTTGGGATTCCTTAACCACTGCCTCCCGCCGCGCCTTCTCGGCGAGCATGGCGGCGGCGATGTCGTAGCATTCTTTCGCGACCACCTTTTCCCTTACGCTTGCACCGTACATTCCTCGAGAGGTCAACTCCTGCCCCGCGAACCAGTCCAGCAGGGTCCCAGGAAACGCAGGTCCTCCAGTGTTCATCGGCCACCTCCATCCTTGTCGTTGTCCCCGTCCTTGTCCCCGTCCTTGTCCTTGTCTTCGCAGTCGGACTCAAACGTGTAGGCCACCGTTGCCACTGCGGACGCCCGCGTGTCCCAGCGGAGCGAGAAGTCCCCAGGACCCGAGTACCAGGTGCGAGCAGTCGCCTGCGTCACCACCGGCAGCGTGTTGGTGCCAACGAACACGCCGAGGTTCCGGTTGGTCGAGACGCTCTTACCCAGAACCACGCTGAACGTGTCCACGTTGGTCACTCCAAATGTCACGCTGGCCGAGCCAGACACCGTGATCGAGTTGTTCGCAGTCAGCGTCCCAACCCGCGCAGAAACCGCGTTGGTCACCGCCAG